AGTACTACGCTCTAGTCTCTCAGGTATCTACTAACATCCTGAACCGTGACTTCGGTAACAGTAAGGGTAATCTACAATCTGGTGAAGGTCTCTATGAGATAGCTGGGATTCAAATCAGACGTTCTAACAACCTTCCATTCTTGGCAGGTACTGTTAATCCTCAGTCTGGTGAGAACAATGCTTACAACGGTGACTTCGCTAACAGCTGCGGTCTTATCTATCAGAAAGATGTAGCTGGTGTTGTAGAAGCAATCGGACCTCAAGTGCAAGTAACTTCTGGTGATGTATCAGTCCTTTATCAGGGCGATGTAATTCTAGGACGTCTCGCAATGGGAGCCGGAACACTTAACCCTGCTGCTGCTATCGAATTTTCTAACCAGTAAGGAGATATATTATGTCTGTTATTCCTGGCGAAAATTACAAGCGCACAATTACTGTAGGAATTGGTGGTCTCGATACTATTACCGAGAACCCACCTTCTCCTGTGGAATATGGTAGAACTCTATTAGGAACATCTTCCTTTGGAGTCTCTGCTAGTTCAGCTGAAGCTACAGGTTCTTGTGACCTGACTGCTACATCTGGATGTTAATAACTATACGAGGTAATACTAATGGCAACTGCTGTCGCTAAAGGTAACGCTGGTGTCTGTACTACAGATGCTACACGTGAAAGCGTGTCTCGTACGGATGGAGGTGGAACAGATATTCGCAGTTCTAATGCTGTGCTATCTACTACTAAAAACCTAAGAGTCGCATACGCTACACAAGAATGTAACGTTACCTAAAATTATACATGGGAGGGTTTCACGACCCTCCTTTTTTTATTCACATAAATTCATATGTCCTATCCTACTTATGCTGTGTCCACAGAACTGGATGCTGTTAACCAAATACTAAGCTCAGTGGGACAGGCTCCCGTCACCACTTTAGATCAACAAAACCCTGAAGTAGCCATTGTCCTTAATACATTAAGAGAAGTCAATAAAACTGTACAAACTGAAGGGTGGACTTTCAATACTGAACGTCACTATAAACTAACAGCAGATTCTGTTACGTTTAAAATAGAATACCCTTCCAATGCACTTCAAATAGATACATATAAGTATCAACACTTTGATGATTATAACCCTGTAAGACGTGGAGGGTTTTTATATGACAGGAATGAACATACATATGAATGGAAAGATGGTACAGATCCACGTGAATTAACTTGTGATATAGTTTGGTACTTTGAATTTTCTGATGTACCTCCTGCTGTACAAGCATATATAACTGCAAGAGCAGCTAAATTATGTGCAGTAAGAATGGTAGGTGATAGTAATTTGTACCAACTTCTAGCAGAAAATGAGATACTTTCCAAAGCAGCCGCTCTAGAATATGAAACTCAGCAAGGTGACTTCTCTATCTTTGGATGGAAAGATGCCGAGGATTATCACAACAGCTATCAACCGTTTGCTGCATTACAAAGATGAGTACAATCACACAGAATATACCAAACTTTTTGAATGGTATATCGCAACAACCAGATAAGAAAAAGAATCCCACTCAACTTAAAGATGCTATAAATACATACCCTGACTACGCTTTGGGTATGCTTAAAAGACCAGGCGGAAAATTTGTCAGCAATTTATATAATGCTGAGAATATAAGTACTGCAATTTCAACAGCAACGCATGGAGGTTCAGGTGATGCAAGTAGAACAGTTGGTAGGTATGCTGCTGTTGCTGCTACAGGTGGATCTGGCAGTGGTGCTACATTTAATGTACACGCAATTGCGGTAAATGAAGTTGCTACTTTTACACATAATGGAGTAGCAAATAGTAACCGTACAGCTGGTACATATTATGTTGATAACCAGAGTGGTAGTGCCTCTGGTACCGGTGCTGACTTTAAAGTTGTCGTAGAAGCAGATGGAGAACCTATTGTTACCTTAGATGATAGGGCAACAAAAACAGGTGGAGCTGGTTATGCTGTAGGTGAGACAATTACTATAGCGGACAGTTCACTAGGAAGTGGAGGTGGAGCATCGGTTGTTTTAACTGTTGCGACAAGACACACTGCTGTAGGTATCGACGTTAATCTGGCATCAGGTGGTAAAGGATATGCCAAAGATGATACATTAACTATAGCTGATTCAGTACTTGGTAGTGGTGGCGGAGCTGCTATAACTGTTACTGTTACTGCGACTAAAGCCTATGGTAAATGGTTCTCTATACTTAGAGATGAGAATGAAAAATATGTAGGACAATATGCAGATGATACTTTTAAAATATGGAGTCTACTAGATGGTAGCTCACGTAAAGTAGATATGGGCGATGATACTGGAGTCCCATCTGGATGTAATTATACCAATCTTCAAACAGATCTTACAGCATATAATACTGCAGTTGCTGATACGATAACTAAAACTACTGATTTAAATACTAAGCAAGCTGCATTTGCAGAGGCAAACGACGGTCAAAAAACCACAAAAAATTCTCTCTGGGAAACACAGTTTGATTATGATCCATCACTAGGTACTGTTAAAGAAGAAATAAAATCAGGTATATATAAGTCAGGTGTTAATAATACTTGGACTGTTCTTAAATGGAACTCTGGTACATCAGTAGCAGATATCAAGAGTATGTCTGATGGTGCTATCTCAGGACCAGTGCTTACATTAGAACGTGTTAGTGGTGGTACAGGGTATAGTGCAACAACTGCTGCTACAACTTCAAGTGGTTCAGGTACTGGTTTAACAATAACCTACACTGTAACAGGTGGTGTTATAGATCAGTTAGTTACGATTGCAACCGCTGGAGGTACGACTGCTACTACTGGATATAAGCTAGATGAAGTTATAACAGTATCAGGTGGTGGAGGTAATGCTACATTTAAGGTTATAGCATTAACCTATAAAGCAGGTAAGGAGATGACAGATGAACATCCTAGATTTGCTGCTACAGGAAGACGAGCATATGAATTAATAGAAACTGTAGTCGCTACACATAGTGCAGCTCAGTTAACTACAGCTACCAATAATATGAACACAGCGCAGACAGCATATAATAGTGCAGTGTCTGCAGAAGCTTCAGCTAAAAGTGATTATGATTCAGAAGTCACTGCTTGTACAGTACCAGGATTACCTACTACTGGATACTTACGTGGAGCTACAGCTGATGATATTGAATTACTTACCCTGAATGATTTTACTTATGTTTTAAATAAAAAGAAAACAGTTGCAATGACTTCCCACCTTGTACCTGCTTTAGATGCTGAAGCTTTTATTACAGTTAATATAGCTTCTTACAATTCTAAATATGAAGTAATTTTAAATGGTGTTACAGTTAGCTATACTACACCAGAAGATGCTTCAGCAGGTGATGCTGATGCTACTGTTATTGTATCGAATTTAGTAACGAATATAAATGCAGCTAGTGGCGCTGCAGCTAGTTGTGTTGCTACAGCTGTTGGTCCTGGGATCCATGTAACTCTTGTAACATCTATTAAAGTATCAGGTGGTCCACAAGAGAACGCTCTAACTGCATTTACAGATAAGATTTCTGATTTATCTAGATTACCTATACAATGTACTGATGGTTATAAGTGTAAAATAGTTAATACTGATAGCATACTTGCAGATGATATGTGGGTTAAGTTCTCTACATCAGGTACAGCAACAGCTGGTCCAGGTGCATGGGCAGAATCAAATGAGCCAGGTCTCTCTTATAAATTTGACCCATTAACTATGCCTCATCAATTAGTAAGGCAAGCTGATGGTTCATTTTCATATGATCCTATTGAATGGGAAGCTAGAGATGTAGGTGATGAATTAACAAACCCAACTCCTTCTTTTGTTGGTAATACTATAAGGAACATATTTTTCTTTAGGAATCGTTTTGGTTTCCTAAGTGGTGGTACTATCATCATGAGTAAAGCAGGTTCTTTCTATGATTTCTGGGCAGGCTCTGCACAAGTAGCAGCTGCTGATGATCCTATTGATATATCTGCCTCTTCTACAAAACCTGTATTCTTGAATTATGTTAGAACAGTTAGTGCTGGTCTATGTATATTCAGTGATACAGAACAGTTCTTACTATCAACTGACTCTGATATTCTAAGTCCATCTACAGCTAAAATAAATACATTAGCTTCGTACGAATGTGATACAAACATTGAGGCTATTAACTTAGGCACTTCAATCGCCTTTGTTTCTAAGACTCCTTTATATGCTAGGCTATTTGAATTAGCTAATATCAGTACAACTGAACCACCTTCTCAATTCAATACTACAGGTATTGTACCTGAATTGGTCCCAAGTACTATAGATAATATAGCTGGGTCACCTGGTATGAGTATGATCTCATTAGGTAATACAGGTACTAGTACATTATATCAGTATCGTTTCTACCAAACTACTGATAGAAGAGCAGCTTCTACATGGTATAAATGGGACTTAACAGGTACCTTAGTTGATCAATTCTTTGATGCAAGTACATTCTATGCTGTTATATCAGATGGTACTAATGTATCGATTAATTCAATCGACCTTAGACAAGCTAGTGAAGAGGGTTTCTTAACCCTACCTACTGGTGAAAAGACTGATGTATGTATGGATATGTATACAGCTAATCCATATAGAATATATCCATCGACAGGTAGTTTAGATGTTACTAGAGTATACCTTCCATTCACACATCATACAGGTAAAACATTAGCTGTTGTAGCATTGGGTGGTTATATTGGTGGTACTCTTGGTGCTACAGAAGCTTCAGTTGGAGCTATATTATACCCTACAGTAGCAGGTTCAGCACCGTCTCAGTATGTAGATATTGCTGGTGATTATAGAGGTAAGAACCTTATTATAGGTTATGTCTATACAATGACAGTAGAGTTACCGAAATTATATTACAATCAGAAATCACAAGAAGGTTCGAATAATGATTATACATCAGATTTAATTATACATAGATTAAAAGTATCCACAGGTCTTAGCGGTCCAGTAAAGTACAATGTTAACTTAACTGGTATACCAGACAGAACACAAACAGTTAGTGTGATACAACCATTCACATATACTGCGAATGATGTTAGTATGGCTGCTGAAAGTGTACATGACGTACCAGTTTACCAACGTAATAATAACATTTCACTAAGTATTGTAGGTGATACACCATTACCAGTCAGCCTTTTAGGTATGACATGGGAAGGTAAATATAATACAAAATTCTATAGGCGTTCATAACGGAGGTTAAATAAATGGCTTTTTGGGCCGCTGCCGCAATAGGCGCAGCAAGTTCACTGGTTGGATCATACCAAAAAAACCAAGCTGCTAGTCAACAAGCTAAATATCAAAATGCTGCAGACCAAAGAGCCTTTGCTAACCAAGCAGGCTCCCAGGCATATACTGCTGAACTTGAAAAGATTCAAATCAATGATTATAATGCTCAGACCGTAGATGACTATGGTACTCTGATTAATAATTATAATCAACAGATTGTATTAAATAGAGGAGCAGCAACTGGAGCTTTCGCTGCAGAACAGTGGAAATTAAATGAAACTTTTGCTAAAGCTGCTTTTACCAGGAATGAGTTAGGCAAGGAATTGATGACCATGATGGGTGAAACAGCTGCAAAAGGTAGAGGTAATACTAGTAAATCTGCAGATAGAGCTAATATGTTGAACTCTTTAGCAGAGTTTGGTAGATCAGCTAAAATGCTAGACATGACATTAACTAGTGCTAGGACTCAGACTAAGAATAAATTCGGAGCAATTGCTGGTAAGCATTTCCAATCTGATCTTTCTGCCTATTCTAAAATACAAATACCACCAAGGATGCGTACACCTAAGACAGGTGGTGGTCCAAACTTACAATCACCTATCGCACGTAGTACAGCTGGTGGCATCGGATTTGCAGATGTTCTTGGAGCTGGTCTTGCAGGCGTTTCTGCAGGTGGTGCTGCTGACAAGACTTACGGTGGATTGTTCCCCGGATAACTAAACTTTTACAGAACTATGCCAAAACAAAACAAATACTTAGGTAACATAACCTTTGAAGGTTCTGCTAAAGGTGGGAATTTCGCTGATAAGCAGGTAACACTACCTGACATTGGTCCGCAATTAGCACAACGTAGGCAAGAACTTTGGAATGATTATGAGAGAGTCAAGAAAAGAGGTGCAGAAGAGTTAAAACTCACACAACTGAGAGACGAGGTTGTCTATAGGCACAACACTCGTATGAGTCAAATCCTTGATAAACAAGAAGAGAGATTCATGGAGCAGGCTTCTGAAGCTTTCAAAGCTTGGGGTAAGGATAAAGTTGACGATGAGCTATTGAAAGAAACTAGCAAAGGTGATGAATTATATTATCGATTAGGTGAGTATCTAGATGATGATCAGATAAAGGAACGTGAACAATATGACTTTGCTGATACTGCATCAAGGAATCTTCAAAGTAAAGTAGCTAAATGGATCGGTTCTCCTGCTGCTAGAACTATGCCTGTCAGTGTTCTACGCAAAATAAAAGAGCTAAGCGGTACAGCTCGTGCTCAATTCATGCGTAGATATCTTAAGCAAGAAGCAGCAGAGATACCAGGTAGATTACTTGAAGCTAAATCTGAAACTTCAGTCTTTTTACCGAAAGATGTAGAAGATCAGTTAATTGCAGAGAATCCAAATTTTGCTCAATATGCTGGAAAAAAATGGAATATTGATTCAGATCATGAGATTATATCAGGCCATTCTTATAGTCCAGGTTTAAGAGCTGCACTAGATTCTCAATTAAGAGAGACTATCTTTGCCAAATACCATAACATACCTAGACTTGCAAAAGCTAAGTATCTATTTCCTGAATTAAGGAAAGTTGAGGAGCAAATTGGTACTGAGAATGCTACAGAGGAAAGGAATCTTATAACAGCTGATTATGTAATGGAAGCTAAGGCAGATTTAGATGCTGCTATTAGAGGAGGTACACCACAGGATTATCTTCAAATTGAAGAGGATCTTGGCCATATACTTGGGAGTAGAAGACAAGCTAAAACTTATCTTTTAAAAGAATTTAGTGAAGGATTAACAGCTGGTGTTTATAGTTTAGAACAGATTGCTAGCTTTGAAAATGCTGAATTTACCCATCGTGGTACTGGTACAGTCACGACTCTTGGTGACTACTTGGAAGATGAGATGGCTGCACTGGATTGGGAAGCCTTGAAAGTTAATGCTGCTAATAAACATTACGAATTGAAAGATCAGCAGACTACGCTATTAAATAAGCAGTTAGAGCATAAGATGCTTACAACCTTACCTTCTAATACCACACAAGGTACGTTGAATCAGATAGGAAAACTATTCCATGATAAAACTGGTGAATGGCCAGAGGCTATTAACACATGGCAGAATGCCCAATTAAAAGATGGGATGCCTATTAAAGAATGGTTGGAATATACAAGACTGAAAAATGGTGGAAAGCTTACTGAACAGAATCTTAAAGGTATCCCTTATGATATAGCTAAGACCTATAGAGATGCGAAACAAGTCGATACGGAAGGGACGATAGTTGCTAGTGGTAAGGCTCTAACTAACGTTGAAAGTTTAGCCAAAGCTTTAGCTAGAGAAGAGATGAACATGACAGGTGATGAGCAATTATCAGATAATCCTGATGCTGTCATGTATAAGAACCGTGCTTTTCTAGATGCTAAGAATTTATATGTTACAGCAAGAGATGATATGGGTTTACCTGATGGCCAAGCCATGGAGTATGTTAATAAAACATTAGCGTCTAGACGTAACCAATACCATGAAGGGCCAACTTTAAAAAACCTTGCGACTATAGTATCACGGAATAAAAGCCTATTAGAGGAAGTAAAGGCAAATGATTATAATGCTGATATACTGCTAAAGGGTACTGAGAACGAGATAGAAACACTTGGTAACTGGAATGGATCAGGACAGCTTCCCGCTGTATACTCTTACTTAGGTAATAAAACAGGTATGTCTGCCTGGGACTTTGCTGCTAAACAGTATAAAGCTGCAACAGGTAAGGATTTACCAGA